CCGCGAGGCATCGGCCGCGGTGCGCTGGCTGGTGAAGCATGTGGTGCCGGCTGACAGCATCGGCATGCTGTTTGGGGGCAGTGGCACCTTTAAGTCGTTCATTGCCCTGGACGCGGCGCTGCACGTGGCCCACGGCATGCCTTGGCTGGGCCGCAAGACGGCGCAGGGCCCGGTGGTGTACATCGCGGCCGAAGGTGGCGCTGGGCTGTGGTCGCGTGTGGATGCGTGGCACAGGGCGCGCAACATGAGCTGGAAAGACGCGCCGCTGTACGTGGTGCCGGCCGCGCTGGACCTGACGGCCGACGCCTGGCGCGTGGTGGACGCTGCGCAGCTGCTGGGCGTGACGCCCGCGCTGGTGGTGGTGGACACGCTGAGCCAGACGTATGCGGGCGAAGAGAACAGCGCCAACGAAATGGCGGCCTATCTGCGCGAGCTGGGGGCGCGATTCAGGGCGCTGTGGGCGTGCAGCGTCATGCTGATCCACCACAGCGGGCACCAGGCCACCGAGCGGCCCCGGGGCAGCAGCGCCATCCGGGCGAACCTTGATTACCTGCTGGGCGTGTCGCGCGACGAAAAAGAGATGCTGGCCACCGTCAACTGCCTGAAGCAGAAGGACGGCGAGTTGTTCGACGACGCCACCTTCAGCATGAAGGTAGAGGCGCTGGGCCAGGACGAAGACGGCGACCCGGTCACGTCGCTGGTGGCCTACCACCTGAGCAGCGAAGACGAAATCATGCGCGCGCAGCAGGGCGAGCAAGCCGCTGGGCGTGGTGGGCGTCAGCAGATCCTGATGACGCTGGTGCAGAACGGCATGGAAGAGAAGGCGTTGCGCAAGGCTTTCTACGAAGAGCTCGGCGTGACCGATGCCGACGTGCGCAAGAAGGCCTATTACCGCGCCCGTGATGCTGCTGTGCGGCAAAAGCTCATCGAAGTGGTTGAAGGCATCGTCATCGACTTGAGAAAGGGGCGGTGAGCATGTCCCGTTTTTCTTACAAATGCGTCCCGTTTTTCGGGACAAACACAGGGGGACGGGACTCGCGCGCGCATAAGGGAAACGGGACATTGTCCCGTCCCGTTTTCCCGTCCCGTTTTGACCCCGCCGTGTCCCGTTTTGTGTCCCGGGGTGTGGCGTGAGCCAGGGCGGGTTGCGCCAAGCGATGCCGGCCACGGCGGCGCTGGTGGACGAACTGCGCGCCACCTTGGGCCCGGCGCTGGTGGATCGGCTGCTGCTGCGGGCCAAGCAAGGCGCCGCGGTGTTCTATGCGGCCGAGGTGGTGGACGGGCACCTGCGGGAGTTTGGCCGGGCGCCGTCAGGGCAGCGGGTCATTGCGATAGGTGGGCAGTTGCACTGGCCTGCGAACAAGCCAGGGGGTGGGGTGTGAAGCTGAGCTTTGACTTTTCGGACTTGCAGAACAAGTTGGTGGCGCCGCTGCAGGGTGCGCCTCAGCGATTGCGCACGGCGGGGGCCATTGCCTTGACAAAGACCGCAGTGCTGGTGAAAGAAGCCGAGCGGCGCGAAATGCTGGACGTGTTGGATCGGCCTACGCCATACACCTTGGGCAGTCTGTACCTGAAGCCCGCTACTGCTGCGAGCCCGGAAGCGCGTGTCGGCATCCGCGATGACTTCGGTGGCGAAAGGTCGCCGTTCTCTTGGTTGAGGTGGCAGATCAAGGGCGGCTTGCGAACGCAGACAGCCTTTGAGAAGGCGCTGGTGAGGGGTGGTGCCATGCGCAGCGATCAGCGAGCCATTCCAGGCAAGTACGCACGCTTCGACGCCTACGGCAACATGAGCCGAGGGCAGCGTATCCAGATCCTGAGCCAGCTGCGAATTGGCACGGGGCTGCTGGGTAGTGAGCGGCGTTTGCCGTCTCGAGTGGGCCGCAACAACCCGGCCTTCAAGGCGACTGAAGCCAAGATACGCAGGGCATACAGCAGGGCAGGCGGGCAGTACATCGCGCTGCCCAACGGCCGTGGAAAGCTGCGTCCGGGGGTCTACCAGACGCGCCAGTTCGCCAGTGGGCGGTCTGATCCAAAGCCGGTGCTGGTGTTCGTAGCAAAAGCTGGATACGAAGCCGAGCGCTATGACTTCGATTACGTGGCGCAGTTGACCATCAAGCGCGAACTACCAGCGCAGCTGGCCGGCCAGCTCGCGCGCACGCTGTTGCAGTCCAGCGCCTCGCCAGGCCAGCGCGTGCGGGTGACGTGATGCAGACGCTGCGCCTCGCTAGTCAGGTGCACTGCCTTGGTGCGGCTGATGGGTCCTCCTGGGGTGCCTGCGCCGGGGGTAATTCGGACCCCGGTTGTGCAGTGTTGCAACGGCCTCTCAAGGGGGTTGTGTAGTGGTCTCTGGCATGTCATCGCCCATCACCCAGGACGACTTCGGCCGCCTGGTGGGTGTGTCGCAGCAGCGCGTGGCTGCGCTGATTGCCGAAGGCGTGCTGACTGCCAACGGCACCGCAGGGCAGTGGCTGCTGGCGTACTGCGAACGCCTGCGCGAGCAGGCTGCCGGGCGCGGCCAAGAGCTGACCATCGAGCGTGCCGGCCTGGCGCGACAGCAGCGCATCGGCCAGGAAATCAAGAACCGCGTGGCGCAGAAAGAGTACGCGCCCATTGGCCTGCTCGCCGACGTGCTTGCCGCAGCCAGCAGTGCCGTGGTCGACCGCTTCGACGCGCTCAGCGGCACGCTGGCCCGCACCTGCCCGGGCTTGGACGACGAAGCGCGCACCCAGGTGCTGGGCGTGATCGCGTCGGCGCGCAATGAGTGGGTGCGCTCCACTGCCACGCTGGCGCTGGCCGCGCTTGATGACCTCGCCCTTGAAGACCCCGAGGACGAAGGCCCGCCGGGGGACGACCTGCTGCCCGAAGACGAGCTCGACCACGCGCCATGAACGCCGAGCCGCGCCCGCGTCGCTACCACGTGCCCGCGGTCACCCGCGCGGCTGTGATGCGTGCCTTGCGCGAAGGGCTGGTGCCGCTGAAGGCCGAGCCGCCGCAGCGGCTGGCCGACTGGGCGGCCGTGCACTTTCAGCTCAGCGGCGACAGCTCCCACCAGAAGGGCCAGTGGACCGCCTGGCCTTTCCAGATCGGCTGGATGGACGCCTTCAGCAACGACGACATTGAACAAGTCGACGTGCAGAAGGCCAAGCGCGTGGGCTACACCAAGACGCTGGTGGCCTATGTGGCCTACAACGCGGCGCACCGGTTTCGCAAGCAGGCGCTGTGGCAGCCCACCGACGACGACCGAGACAGCTTCGTCAAGACCGAAATCGACCCCATGCTCGACCAGGTGGGTGCAGTGCGCGACGTGCGCCGCCGCACCAAGGGCACGGAAGACAGCATCAAGCTGAAGACCTTTCGGGGCAGCCTGGCGCACTTTCTGGGCGGCAAGGCCGCACGCGCCTACCGCCGCATCACCGTCGACGCTGTCGAGCTGGACGAGATAGACGGCTTCGACCAGACCATCGAGAAAAGCGCCGACCCCGTCACCCTGGCCAAAGGCCGGCTTGAGGGCGCGCCGTACCCCAAGTGCATTGTCGGCAGCACCCCGCGCTTGCGCGGCTTCAGCCACATCGAACGCCAGGTGCAGGCCGCCGACGCGCGCCTGCGCTACCGCATCCAGTGCCCGCACTGCAGCGCCGAACACCCGCTGGTGTGGGGCGGCAAGAAAGTCGCGCACGGCTTCAAGTGGGACCGCACCGCCGCCAAGCCAGAGACCACGGTGCACCACGTGTGCCCGCATTGTCACGGCAGCATCAACCAGGCGCAGTACCTCAAGACCTGGGAGCAGGGCGCCTGGGTGTGCGACATCACCGGCGTGCGCTACGGCGCCGACCGCACCTGGCGCAACGATCTGGGTCAGCCCATCCGCGCGCCGCGCCATGTGGCCTTCACCGGCGTGTGGGCGGCCTACAGCCCGCAACGCACCTGGGGCGACATCGCGCGCGAGTGGCTCGAGGCGCGCAAAGCCCAGCGCGCTGGCGACAACGGGCCCGCCCAAGGCTTCACCAACGAAACCCTGGCCGAGACCTGGGAAGAAGACTTCGAGCAGACCGAGACCGAGACCATCCGGCGGCGCGCCAAGGCCGAAGCGCTGCCAATGGGTGTGGTGCCGCGCGGCGCCTGCGTGCTGAAGAACTTTGTCGACGTGCAGGCCGACCGCTGGGAAATGGTGACCTGGGCCTTCGGCCGCGATGACGAGAGCTGGGCCATCGACTACCGCGTCATCTACGGCAACACCGCCAACAGCGCCGAGTGGGACCAGAAGGTTGAGCCCCTGATCGGCCTGAGCTACCCCACCGCTCAAGGCACGCGACTGGCCTGCAGTGCGCTGGGCGTGGACAGCGGCTACCAGACGCACCAGGCCTACGCCTTTGCGCGCAAGCACAAGCACCGCAACGTGCACGCCACCAAGGGCGACAGCCAGCCCGGCAAGCCCATCAAGGCCCGCCGCACGCTTCAAGACGTCAAGGCCAGCGGCCGCGTCACCCGCCGCGGTGTTGCGGTGTGGTTCATTGGCACCGACACAGCCAAAGACCTGATTCACGGCCGCCTGCAGCTGGAAGGCGCAGGACCCGGCCGCATGCACTTTGCGGCCGATCTGCCAGAGGCCTTCTTCAAGGGCTTGACCGCAGAGCACCGCATCCCGGTGCGCACGCCGCGTGGCGTCGAACACCGCTGGGAATGCCCATCGGGCCACCGCAACGAACCCCTGGACTGCACCGTGGGGTGCCTGTTCCTGGCCGAACTGGACGACCTGCCGCGCTGGACCGATAGGCAGTGGCTGCGCGCCGAACAAGCGCTGCAGCCCGACCTGTTCGATACGCCGCCGCCACCGCCGCCCGATGCGCCAGAAACACCTGCGTCCCCTGAGCAGGCTGCGCCTGCGCTGCCAGGCTCGCCCACCAAACCCGCCCGCCCGCGCATCGCGCGCGCCGCTGTTGTTGCCTCTGACGAATGGATGTCGCGCGTATGAACGCTGTCACCTGCGCCCCTGTGATCGCCACGGCCTACAGCGCCGTCGAAGAAGAGCAGACCATGCTGCTGTTCTTCGAGCTGTGCGACGCGCTGCGCCTGCGCCACGGCTACACCGAGCCCCAGGCCACCGAGGTGGCGCGCCTGTGCATCGACACCATGGCCGCAGTCGGTGAC